GCTGAAGTGCTTCCTGGACTTTCAGACATGGGTGATACAGAATCGCAGCACCTTTCCGGAGATCATCGGCAACGACTTCATACATAGTCTGGCAAAGATTCAGGATATGTACATTCAATTTCGGATAGGCAATGGGCGTTGTTAACAAAGAACTGGAACGGCACTGGAGAGAGCGCATCGCTTGGATACAGTCTACAGATTTCGAGAGGAAGGTAGAGACCCCCGAGGAGCAGGCGCGACGTATAGAACGCGCCCGTAAAGACTATGCGTTTTTCGTCAACACCTACTTCCCCCATCTTGCCGCCAAACCCTGCGGATACTTTCATCTGGAGGCAGCCAGGACGATAAAAAAGAATAAGAATATACGGGCGCTCTTCGAGTGGGCTCGCGGACACGCCAAGAGTACACATATATGCTTGTTCATCCCGCTGTGGCTGAAGATACAGGAACCCCGTGAACTTGGCCTGATGATCCTGGCATCGAAAAGCGAGGACTCCGCCGTCAGGCTGCTCTCAGACTTGCAGGCAGAACTGCAGTACAACGAGGCGCTGCGCCACGACTTTGGAGAACAGGTACAGAGCGGATCATGGGCAGAAGGTGAGTTCATCACCACTGACGGATGTTATTTCCGAGCCCTGGGACGGGGACAGTCCCCGCGCGGTGTAAAATACCGGGGGCAGAGGCCGGACTACATCGCAGTGGACGACATCGATGACGACGAGTTGTGCCTCAATCCCCGACTGGTAGGAAAGGCCCTGGACTGGTGTCTGTCTGCACTCATAGGCACCATGGCCATGGGACGAGGACGCTTTATCATGGTGGGCAACCGCATTGGAAAGGACAGCATCCTGAGCCGCTATGCTGAGTGTGCCGGGGTGTATCATACCGTTGTCAACGCCTTAGACAGAAATGGAAAGCCTTCCTGGGATAGCAACTACACCCTGGAGGAGATCCAGGGCATCAGGGCCTTCGTGGGTGAACGACGGTTCCAGAAGGAGTACATGAATAATCCCATCAACGAGGGCACAGTATTCATGCAAAAGCACATAAGGTGGGGCAAGATGTTAGACCCTAAGCAGTACCGAACGCTGATATGCTATACAGACCCCTCGTTCAAAGATAGCCGGACGGCAGACTATAAGGCTACCGTACTGGTAGGTAAGACACAGGAGGGTGAATATCACGTGATAAAAGTCTTCGCAGACCAGTGTAGCATCACCCAGATGATATCCTGGCACTATGAGATCGACAGCTGGATTGCAGGAAGGGTGCCGGTGCTCTACTATATGGAGGCCAATATGCTGCAGGACTTGCTCCTTGACGAGTTCAGAAAGGTGGGTAATATCTGTGGGCACCAGATACCTATTCGGGGAGATAAGCGATCCAAGGGCGACAAGTTTGCGCGCATAGAGGCCCTCCAGCCATTGTTTGAGCGCGGCATGATGATTCTCAACGAGAAGGAGAGAGACCACCCGGGCATGAAGACCCTGGTGGATCAGCTGCTGATGTTTGAGAAAGGCAGCCGCACCAACGACGACGCTCCAGATGCCTTGGAGGGTGGGGTGTGGATGCTCAGCCAGCGCACCCGATCGCAAGGCACCAACTACGCTATGGGAACCAGAACCTCACATAAATTCTAACCATGTTTATAGAACCCTCAGAACTCAAATCAGCTATCTACGGATATCAGATTGATGAGATAACAGAAAGCGACGATGACATCATTGTCATGGCCATCGAGGCCGCCGTTCAGGAGATGACATCCTATCTGAATCCGAGCAACCAGAGACAGTGGCATGACGGTAGAGCGCGCTATGACACCACGGCCATATTCTCTGCCACGGGAATCAGCCGCAATGCGCTGATCCTGGAGCTGTGCAAGTCCATCGCCGTATGGTATGCCTGTCGCCTGAGCAATGTCGATGTTATCTATGATCACATCAGGGAACGCTACGATCGTGCCATCCAGTGGCTGGAGAAAGCAACGGGCACAGGAGACTATGCCGGGAAACCGGTTATCAACCCGGGACTACCAGTGGTGACCCTCCAAGAGGAGGACACCATACCCTGGAGGATGGGCAGCAGACAGAAGTTCACCCACGATATTGATTAGGCACCTTAAAAGCACATTAAAAGATGAAGAACACACAACCCAAAAAGCCCAGCAAGGCCCCTGCAGCACGACAGGGCTATGCCATACAGACCGTGCGCAAGTCTGTGTCCATCATCCGCAGCGACATGGCCACCTGGAAAAGAGCGCTGCAACAGGCAGGAAACGCCGACACCCCCAAGAGAGTGCTCATTCAGAAACTGTACAACGACATCACCCTTGACTCCCTACTGTTCTCTCAGCTGCAGAACAGAAGGAACAGGACTGTGTACGCCCCATTCCAGATACTCTCCTCTACCGGCACAGAAGATAAGGTAGCCACGGAGATGCTTAAAAAGAGCCGCTGGTATTACCTGCTCAACCAACATATCGTTGACTCTGTTTTTTGGGGTCACTCCCTTGTAGAGTTTGCCATATCTGATGACAGTTCTCTCAACGTGGGTCTGGTGCCACGCACCAACGTGGACCCAGAGTTGGGCCGCTTCTATCCCGACGCCGACAGCACATCGTATATCCCCTACCGGGAGGCATCAGAATATGGCACATGGCTCATTGACGTGGGACAGCGCAACAATCTTGGTCTTATCAATCGGGCCGTTCCGCATGTGCTCATGAAGAAGTTCGCTCAGAGCTGCTGGAGCGAACTCTGCGAGATCTACGGCATCCCCCCCAGGGTTATGAAGACCAACACCCAGGACCGCACGATGCTCTCCAGAGCCGAGAATATGATGCGGGACATGGGTGCCGCAGCGTGGTTTGTTATCGACGAGACAGAGGAGTTTGAATTTGCCAAAGGCGTAGACACCAATGGCGACGTTTACTCCAACCTAATTACCTTGTGCAATAATGAGATGTCACTGCTGATCTCCGGCGCCGTGATCGGTCAGGATACCAAGAATGGCAACGAGTCCAAGGAACGGGCATCCATAGATTTGCTTAACCGTCTGGTGGAGTCTGACAGGACGCTGACCGAGAACGTATGGAACGACTCTATACTCCCAGCCATCACCAGGATGGGCCTGCTCCCCACTGGCTGTCGCTTCGCATTCCTTCCACAAGAGGATCTGGACAAGCTATGGGAGTGGACCAAGGGCGTGATCCCATATATGGAGATAGCACCGGAATGGCTCAAGCAGAAGTTTGGCATCGAAGTTACAGGGAAACGCAACCAGACACAGAATACCCTCTCTGTTGGTGATTTTTTCGTGCCGGGGCCGTAGATCTGGCGGCCCGTGACAGAGCAGTATTCAAAAGGATACACCAGGTCATCACAGAGGTATACCAAGACCTTAACCCATGCATGCTTTCTTCCGGTGAGGACAAAAGGTATGAGAAGGTCGAGCGCGCATTCAGCGCAGCCTCCAAAGAGGTCCACTCCACAGGAGGGTTCACCGCAAAGGATATGTCATCACCCCATGCTCGCAGGCTCACCGAGGCCACCTATGAGGTGCTGCGGCAAGCCATAGAACCACATCTGAGGCGAGAGATGCCACAGGCAATGCAGCAAAGGCTGCGCTCCGACACCTTTGTGTTCTCTGGCATGAAGACATATACTTCCCTTCGTGAGGTGTCATCATTGCTGTTGGACGACCAAGGAAACGTCAAACCCTGGAGTACGTTTAGAGACGAGGTGACGTCCATCAACAAGGCCTACAACAGGCAATATCTGGAGGCCGAATATATCTTCGCCACGCAGTCCTCACAAAGTGCTGCACACTGGGCATCCTTCAGCAAGGACGGCGCCAGATATGATCTGCAGTACCGCACGGCAGCTGACGACAAAGTAAGAGCAAGCCACCAGACCCTCCATAACACCACCCTCCCATCAGAAGACCCCTTCTGGGACTTTTACTTTCCTCCAAACGGATGGCGTTGCCGCTGCCGCGTTGTGCAGGTCAGAAAAGGCAAGAGCCAGCATAGCAACAGCACAGAAGCACAGAAGGCCGGTGAGATGGCCACAACACAGATAGGCCCATCCGGAGACAACAAAGCCGCCATGTTCCGGTTCAATCCCGGGAAAAAACAGGTGATCTTTCCACCAACGCATCCCTACGGATGCTCCAAGTCTGCTGGGTGTTCGCGCCTCTCCCAGCTATCTGATGGTGACGGCATCCCAGACAAATGCAAAGGGTGCCTTATCGTGCGTGAGATGGAAAAACAAAAACGACTGAATGTTGAAACCCGTCAGCGGGAGTACAAAGTCCTGAAGGCGGATAAGAACTACACAGACGTTGCCTTTGATCCCAAAACAGGTGGGTTACAAGCCACACACCGCCTGCACATATTCGACCCGAACCGAGGGCACTATGAGAAGGAATGCCGCGATATCCTATTCTCGAAAGGCCATAAGGTCATCCTCGGTCAAGAGTTATTCAAAAAAGCCAAAGATGGTGTGAAACATGCAGATGGTCGTTTGGATGATCTCCGCTTTGAAATTCGCACATCACTGGGTGATGGAAAGAACAACATTAAAGGAGCATTGGACCACGCAAGAAAGAAGGGTGCAAACATCGCTGTAGTGTATCTTCCGAATGAAAGCACCTTTCCAAAGGAGCGGATTAGTCAGGGGATCGCAATGTATGAGGGGAAGCATACACACAGATTCCAGACTATGTACTTTGTGCTTGGTGACGGTAGTGTAATTGCATATAGATAAGAAAAAAGCCGCGTTTCCGCGGCTGGCAGGGTGGCCGGGGCAAGCCCCTAACCTCCCTAAGTATCTAACGCAAATGTACGTTATTTTTCTATAAAACAACACAAAGGGCAAAAAAAATGATAGGTGACGACTTTATATCCAACATCATACAGGATGTAAAGGTGGAACTCACCGATGAGTTCGACCGTAACTTTGAACGCAAAGGGTTCTTCGACCAGAGGTGGCCACCGGCAGGCAGAGAGCCCTCGCGCGGCTCCCTGATGCAGCGCACAGGAGCTCTACGCAGGAGCATACAGGCCCGTGATGACTCGCACAGCATCACCTGGAGCTCACACCTATCATGGGCTGAGATACATAACGAAGGCGGCGAGATCGCTGTCACAAAAGCCATGAAAGGCCACTTCTGGATGATGTACTATCAGGCCATTGGAGGCAAAAACAAAAGCGGAAATAAAAAAAGTACACGCGGCAGTAGCCGTGACGCTGAGTTCTACAAAGCTATGGCACTCAAACGCGTCGGAGAAAACATCAAGATACCACAACGACGCTTCATCGGTCTTGGGCCTGAAGTAGATGCCCTGGTTCAACGCGTGGCCGATGAGAACTTCAAGAGCATTGAAGAACAATTAACCAAATATCATTAGTGTCCCGTTAAAATTGGGACGTTAAACATATTAATCAAATAACTCCGGAATAAGGGGATAAAATTGTTCTTTGACATCGTTGAAATTAGTCTTTTCGAACAGGTCTCTTAGTGGTGCTTTGTCCGTCAGTGAGATGCTCAGGATCTGCAAGACTTCATAAGTCGAGCGTTTTAGCTTCATATCGTGTTGGATGATAGCCACGAGACAAAAAGCAGTTATCGCTGCACTAATCTGGATGCGTACGGCATTCTCGGTAGTGCCCCAAAACTTCTTGATCTTGAGATGCTGCTTGAGCCATTTGAAGAAGAGTTCAATCTGCCATCGGTTTTTGTAGAGGTTAGCCACCTCAAGAGCCGTCAGGTGGGTGGCATTGGTAAGAAAAGCGAAGTCTCGGTTCTGTTCCTGATCATGGAATCTGACCAGTCGGAGCCTACCTGGATACTTCTTTGCAGAAGGATATTTCGTGAGTTCTATCTCCGCATCAGTCAGTACATTCTTTGGTAACCTGCGCTTCCATTTAAGGCTTTTGTACTGAAGATTCTTCTTGGCTCTCACAACAAAGTAGGACTCCATAAGATGGATTCTATAGAGTTGCTTGAACGCATTGTAGCCACGGTCAAACACGTAGTAAGATCCTGATTCATAGGAAATATCCCTCATTGCTTTGGAATCGTGGACCGATGCTGTCGTGATATGGAAGAATGCGGGCACTTGGGATTCCAAGTCATACAAGACGTGTGCTTTGACTCCTCCCTTGTGCTTTCGGAATTTGGCCCACCAGAAAATGGAAAGACAGAGCGGAATCGTGGTTGAATCGAAAGCATAGACATTACCGCCTAGCTTGAAGATATCGGTCGCGCGTCTTTGTCTGGCCTGCTGCATCATGAAGAAACCAAATTCTTCAAAGATGTGGTAGTCACGATTCTGGTTTGCTGTGGCGAATGTCGTTTTCGTGACAGGCTTACGACCGAGACCAAGATGATAACACTTTGACTGGTGAGCCTCTAGAGCCACTACCAAATCTCTCAGACTCTCTCGGTTGCTGAGTTGGCCGAACATGAGCGCCAAGAGTTGGTTCCAACACGTGAAGTGCTTCACATATCGGTCGCCTTCATACTTGCGAACGAGGTAATTGAAGTGATTCCTATCAAGGAAAGGCACCAACTGGGAGAAAACGTACTTGTCTTGATTCATTTGCAAAAGTCATAAACTTCTGCTAAGGAATGAATTCAAATCCGTTGACTTGCAAAACCGCTCGTAAAAGACTTTATTTCAATAATTTCAAAGAACGATTAGTCCACTTTAACGGGACGGTAATG